TAGGAACGTGGTATCATAATCAAAGAGAAGCAGATTTGCTTTCATGTGATACAATAGGTAGGTTTGGTATTGACTTATCTATCTTTAAACCTATTGAACAAGATGGAATTAAAATAGCTCCAGATCAAAACTTAGTTGAGGGTATCTACCCTGAGCACATGGTCTATCTAAAGTCTGCAGGTATATGCGGGCAAGCAGATAGAATAGAAGTAATAAGAAATACTGTAAATGTGCATGACTATAAGACCAATAAAGAAATACGCCAAGAATCTTATAGAAACTGGAATGGGGAATCTGAGAAGATGTTAGGACCTTTGAGTCACTTAGATGACTGTAACTATGTACATTATGCATTACAGTTGTCTATATACATGTATATCATATTAAAGCATAATCCTAACCTAGTTCCAGGAGATATCATCTTAGAACATATTGTATTTAAAAAAGAGTCAGAAGACATATATGGTAATCCAATATATTTAAAAGACTCTGATGGTAATCCAGTTGTTGAAAAAGTTGTAACTTATGAGTTACCATATCTAAAGAAAGAAGTAACTTATATTATAAAGCATCTACAGGATAATCCAGAGATGAGAAACAAAAAGAAATAGTATGACAATAAAACTATTTGAAGTAGAGAATGGCGTTGTTAAAGCTACAGAGCATTGTTATACAATTAAGTGGCTTAATGACATTATGATAAACTATCCAGACAACTATCTTAAGATATATGGGTATATATTCTACATGACTTGCCCTAATCCTGAACTAAACCCTTTCTTTAATGTTCCTGAAGATGATAAAGAGGACTTAGTTCTTGAGGCAGTAAATCTAGATATACCAGTAAACTCTGATTTAATATCTTTGGCTATTAGAAAATGCACTGAGCTGTACACTACACCTACCCTAAGAGCATACAGTGGTATATCTAAGATGCTTGATAAATTAAGTTATTATATGGAGACAGCTCCAATTACAGCAGGTAGAGATGGTAATATAAATTCATTACTGGCTGCTGCTAAAAACTTTCAGGCAATTAGAGAATCTTTTAAAGGCGTACTTAAAGACTTAGAAGCTGAACAAAGTAAAACATCCGTAAGAGGAGGACAAAACTTAGGATATGATCAGTTATAGTGAACCAGAATATGAAATACCTACATGGGATAGTGGAGAATGGACTGTATCTACATTTGATACTAGACAGGACTTCATTGATTTCTTAACTCCTTTATTTAAAGAACCAGGACAATATGAGTTTGATGAAACTTCATATATGTTTAATGAACAAGCTAGGTTATTTAAGGAAAATGGAGAAGTATACTGTACACATCAGTATATGACAAAAGACTTTATTAACTATTGGAATGACCAAAAGAATAAATGTAGAACAGGAGTCATATACAAAAACAATGGTAAAACTTGGTTTCTACCTAGGGATTACTATATGTGGCTTAACTTTCTTCCAATCTTTGATAAAGAAAAAAAGAACTTTGACTTTGCTTCTGTACGTGATGCACAGTACCACATGGCACTGTATGAGTGTTTAGCAGAACTTAACTACAAACATTGTAGTATTCTTAAGAAACGTCAGATAGCTTCTTCATACTACCATATGGGTAAGTTCATAAACCAGATATGGTTTGAACCAGGGGTTATTCTTAAACTAGGCGCATCTCTTAAAGACTACATTGGACTAGAAGGATCTTGGAAATTCTTAGATGAATATCGTGCATTTCTTAACTCTAAGACTGCATGGTATAGACCTATGAATCCAGGTAAAGTACTTACATGGCAGCAGAAGATTGAAGTAACAGAGAATGGTAGAAAACAAGAGAAAGGTCTCAAAGGAATGTTACAGGGCATGTCATTTGAGCAATCAGATACAAAAGGTGTAGGGGGTCCGTGCTCTTACTTCTTCTATGAAGAGGCAGGTATTGCTCCTACAATGAATAAAACCTTTGAATACTTAAGACCAGCCATGCAGTCTGGAGAAATAACTACTGGTCTGTTTATCTGTGCGGGATCTGTGGGTGATTTATCTCAATGTAAACCACTAGAAGAATTTACTATGCATCCTGATGCTAATGGTATGTATGGAGTAGAAACAGATCTTATAGATGATACAGGAGTAAGAGGGCGTACAGCACTTTTTATACCTGAGCATTGGTCTATGCCTCCTTATATGGATGAGTATGGTAATTCACTTATCAAAGAGGCACTTAAAGCTATTGAGACTATACGTGAGGAATGGAAGAAAAATCTTTCTCCAGAAATATATAGGTTACGTATATCTCAGCATCCAATAAATATTAAAGAAGCATTTGCTTTCCGTGATGAATCTATCTTTCCTCTTTTACTTGTTGCTGCACAAAAGAAGCGGGTAGAAGATAAAGAGTTTCCTTATGAGCATCTAGAACTAGAAAGATCTATTACAGGAGCTATTACTGCAAAGATGTCACGTAGATTACCTATAATGGAATTTCCTGTAGATAAGAAACGTGAGGACAAAAGAGGAGTACTTGTAGTATATGAAAGACCTATAGATAATGCAAAGTGGGGAGCATACTATGCGTCTATTGACCCCGTTGGTGAAGGTAAAACAACTACCTCAGAATCACTGTGTTCTATCTATGTATACAAGACTCCTACAGAAGTTACTAGAATAACAGACAAAGGAGTTGAGAATCTAGCAGAAGGAGATAAGATAGTTGCATCATGGTGTGGGCGTTATGATGACATATCTAAAACACATGAACAACTAGAGCTTATCATAGAATGGTACAACGCATGGACTATAGTAGAAAATAACGTCTCTCTATTTATTCAATACATGATAGAGAAGAGAAAACAAAAGTATCTTGTACCTAAGAATCAAATAGTATTCTTAAAAGACTTAGGAGCTAATAAAACTGTTTACTCAGATTATGGTTGGAAAAACACAGGAACTATATTTAAAACTCACTTGCTAAGTTATCTAATAGGCTGGCTTAGTGAAGAGGTAGACCAAGAAACAGATGCTGATGGAACTGTACTTTCTGTAACATATGGTATAGAAAGAATAACAGATTATATGGCACTTGTAGAAATGGAACAGTACAGACCAGGTGTCAACGTGGATAGATTAGTTTCACTAGCAGCACTAATTGCATTTGCAAAAGTACAGCAATCTAATAGAGGATTTACTAAACGTGTTGATGATGTGAGGACTAAAAACTTGCAAAAGTCAGAAAATTTATATAAATTAAATAATAGCCCCTTCAGGCATATGGGTAAGGCAAGAGGGAGAAGCACACAAAACAGATTACCTAGGATACCATATAGAAGATTAAAATAGATGGAAATTTTAAATGCACTTCAATTAAAAAAGGGTAAAAGAGCTGAATATAATCGTTTAGGTAATATTACTCAACCCTTACAATTTTTACCAGCTAAGGAAAAAGATGATGATTGGTCAGCATGGAATATGGACTGGTTAGAGTGGCAAGGACTCAAGCACATCCGTAGAAATGCTAGAAGGCTCATGAAGAACTATAAGCTGGCTAAAGGTATTATAGACAAAACAGATTATCTTATTGAAGAAGATAATGAGTATAGAGATATTGTAGATACACTAGCTAGAGAAGAACTTGGTGCAATGGAACTTAAGTTTTATCCTATTGTACCTAGTGTAATTAAAGTACTTACAGCTGAGTTTGCTAAAAGAAATACTCGTGTAAACTTTAGAGCAGTAGATGAGTACACTTATAATGAAATTATGGAATCTAAAAGAGCGGACATTGAAGATGCTCTTGTAAAAATGGCTGAGCAAAAAATGGCCATGAAGATGATTGAAATGGGTGCTGATCCTAATGACCCAGAGGTTAAAGAAAAAATGTCTCCTGAAAATATTAAATCACTTCCTGAAATACAACAATTCTATTCTAAGAGTTATGTAAGTATGGCAGAGCAGTGGGCTTCTAAGCAGCATCTAATTGATGAAGAAAGATTCATGATGGATGAATTAGAAGAAAGAGCTTTTGAAGATGTACTTATTACAGATAGAGAGTTCTGGCATTTTAAAATGTATGAGGATGACTATGATCTTGAATTATGGAATCCTGTACTTACATTCTACCATAAGTCTCCAGATGTAAGATATATATCTCAAGGTAACTGGGTAGGTAAAATAGAAATGATGACAGCATCTGATATCATAGATAAATATGGTTGGGTAATGTCACAGGAACAGTTGGAGTCTATTGAGGCTATCTATCCTGTGAGATCTGCAGGTTATCCTATACAAGGTTATCAGAATGATGGTACATACTATGATGCAACAAGATCACATGACTGGAACGTAAACAGACCTTCATTAGAGTATCGTCAGTTTACTTCTATGTATGACAACTTTGTATACAATGGAGGTGATATCATTAACTGGATCATGGGTGAATCTGAAGACTACTATGATATGGGTACTGCACATATGTTACGTGTAACAACTGCATACTGGAAGTCTCAGCGTAAAGTAGGACACTTAACTAAGATAGATGAGTCAGGTGAAGTTATGACATCTATTGTGGATGAGTTCTACAGTGTTGTTGATAAACCTGTTTATGATACTACATTCTTCAAAAACAAAACTAAAGACAATCTAGTATTTGGTGAACATATAGATTACATATGGATTAACCAAGTATGGGGAGGAGTTAAGATAGGCCCTAATATGCCATCATGGTGGGGTATGCAAAACCCTGGAGGTATAAATCCTATATACCTAGGTATTATGCAAAACAGAATCAGACCTATGAAGTTCCAATTCAAAGGTGATTCTACACTATACGGATGTAAACTACCTGTAGAAGGTAGAGTATATTCAGACAGAAATACAAGGTCTATATCTCTTGTTGACTTAATGAAGCCATTCCAAATTGCTTATAACATAGTTAACAATCAGATAGCAGATATCTTAGTGGATGAAATTGGTACAGTAATCTTACTAGACCAAAACACATTACCACAACACTCAATGGGTGAAGACTGGGGTAAAAACAATTTAGCTAAGGCTTATGTAGCAATGAAGGACTTTGGTATGTTACCATTAGACACTTCAATTACTAATACTGAGAATGCACTGAACTTCCAACATTTCCAAGTATTAAACCTAGAGCAAACACAGCGTATGCTATCGCGTGTTCAATTAGCTAACTTCTTTAAACAACAAGCATTTGAAGTCATTGGCGTAACGCCACAGAGGCTAGGTCAACAAATAGGACAAACTAATACAGCTACAGGTATAGAACAAGCTGTAGCAGGCTCTTATGCGCAGACTGAGCAATACTTTAGTCAACACTCAGACCACCTTATGCCTAGAGTACACCAGATGCGCACAGACCTTGCCCAGTACTACCATTCTAATAAGTCATCAATAAGATTGCAAGTAACTACATCTGCTGATGAAAGAACAAATTTTGAGATAAATGGTACAGATCTCTTACTAAGAGATATTAATGTATACTGTAGTACTAAAGCAAATCATAGATATATCATTGAGCAAATGAAACAACTTGCCGTATCTAATAATACATCAGGCGCATCTATCTATGACTTAGGTAATATTCTACAGACAGATTCTATTGGTCACTTGAATAATATCTTGAAAGAGATTGAAGAAAAACAAAAAGCTCTTAAACAAGAAGAATATGCACAACAACAGAAGATGAAAGAGATGGATCTTCAAGCAGCTGCTCAAGAAAAAGCTTCAGAAAGAGAGTTTGAAACTCTTGAAGCTGAGAAGAATAGAAGAAAAGATCTTCTTGTTGCTGAGATTAAATCTGCTGGATATGGTGCTATGCAAGATGTTAACCAAAACTTACAGTCTGACTATGCTGACCAAATGGAAATAATAAGAAAGTCAGATGAATACAATCAAACTATAAACTTTGATAGAGAAAAAGAGGTTAATAAAAACAATCAGTTTAGCCAAAAGGTGAATCTAGAAAGAGAAAAATTGCAAAATCAAGTAAATATTAAACAGATGGATATGGATATTGCAAGAGAAAATAAGAATAGATTTGATATAGGAAGGACTGAAAAACCTAAAAATAAGAAAAAGAAATAGTTATAGCTATTTAGTAGGAAAATTTTAAATGTATAATGATAATTAATTAAACATATAAGAGTTAAGTCGCTAAATTTGCGTATATTATAAGTAAGTCAATCACATAAATAACCAAAGTATTATGCCAACAAATGAAAACACAAATGTCCAAGAAGTTGAATTTGACAACTTGGAAGATTTGTTAGGTGTAGGAAGTGAGAGCATTATGATTCCTGAATCTTCTAAAGCAGAAGAAGAAAAGAAACCAAATGTGTTCTCAGCAACTACAACTGACACTACGTTCCTTGACAAACCAATTACTAATACTCCAGCTGCTGATACAGCAAGTACTAGTGATGAACCTGCAAAAGCAGTTGAGACTCCTACATTAGAAGATTTAAATCAACTAATTGAAGAATCTTTTTCTGATGACAATCCAAAGAATCCTGGAGGAAGACCATCATTATCAAAAGATGTAATGATTGAAACAGCTAATAAACTTATAGAAAAGGGATTACTGTTTCCATTTGATGATGGTAAGAAACTGGATGAGTATTCAGCAGCAGATTGGGAAGAGTTACTTGAAGCTAACTTCAAAGAAAGAGAAGAAAGACTTCTTGAAGAAGTGCCTGCAAGTTTCTATGAAAGTTTACCAAACGAGCTTAAACATGCTTATGAGTATGTAGCTAACGGAGGTACTAACTTAAAAGAAATGTTTAGAGCACTTGCAGCTACTCAAGAAATTAAAGACTTAGACCCAAGATCTCAAGATGGACAAGAGGATATTGTAAGAGCATATCTTCAAGTTACTAAATATGGTACTCCTGAAGAGATTGAAGAAGAGATTGAAGCATTAAGAGATAGAGGAGATCTTCAAACAAAAGCAATGAGATTTAAACCACGTTTAGATCAAATGCAAGAGAAGATAATTCAACAAAAGGTGCAACAGCAGCAAGAAGCTAAAGCTAAGCAACAAGAGCAAGCTAGATTGTATCAAGAAAATGTATATAGAGCATTAGATACAAATAGTTTAAATGGATTAAAGATTGATAATAAAATCCAAAACATGTTGTACTCAGGATTAGTTTCTCCTAACTACCCATCTATAAGTGGAAGACAGACAAACTTGTTAGGACACTTATTAGAAAAGTATCAGTGGACTGAACCACGTCATGACCTTATAGCTGAAGCTTTATGGTTACTTGCAGACTCAGATGGTTACAAAGCTAAACTAAGAGAAACTGCAGAGAAAGAGGCAACTCAGAAAACTGTAAGAATGTTGAAGACTGAAGAAGCAAATAAGATATCATCTTCTGTAAGGGATGAAGACGATGCTCCTTCAACTAGACAAACAACATCAAGAACATTAAACAGACCAAAGAAAAACTTCTTCGGAAGATAATTAGATAAATAAAAACATAAGTAATAATTAACAAACAAAAACAAATCGCAAATGGCAACTCCAGTTTTAAACAATGGTATATTTCTGCGTGACACTAACTACCAAGCTAGTTCTCACGTAGATTCATACCACCTTGTAAACATGCTGAAAGATGCTGAGCCTATGGATTTAGGCCCTGTTGATATTTGGGCAATGACACAAAAAGTTGAAATGCCTTTATATCAAATGTCATCTTTTGGCGGTAAAAACATTATTAATGTAGACAACGTACGTGGTGAGTACAAATGGCAAACTCCTGTAGCACAGGATCTTCCTTACATCGTTGAGGATATTGAGCCAGCAAATCTTGCTAAAGGTATTGATGGTACTACATTTAAAATTAAGTTAAACAAACGTGAATTTGGACATGGTGATATCATCACTTATGACAAGTTTAACGGATGTGAACTTTACATTGTACCTACTGAAGATATCCTACCTATTGGTGATGGATTTATCTACACAGTTCAGTTGGTAAACAATGACAACTACAAATTCTTGGATAACAAGTATTTGACTAGTGGTACTAAAATCTTCCGTAAAGGTTCTGCTAGAGGTGAGTATGGTGAAAGATTCTCTGATATCCAAACTAAGTCTGGATTCCGTGAGTTCTACAACTTCGTAGGAGGTGCAGAAGCTCATGTTCACTACTCTATTTCTTCTAGAGCAGACATGATGATTAAAGGAGGTATGAATGCAGATGGTACAGTTCCTGTAACTGAGATCTGGCGTAACTTTGACAAATCTATGGATCCATCCATTTCTAACATTGAGGATATGGTTGCTACTATGGGTAAAGATTACGTTAAGCGTGCAGTTGCTAATGGTGACTTATCACGTACATTCTTAACTTCTATGGAAGCTGCTCACTTGACTAAGATTGCTACTGACATTGAAACTTACTTAATGTGGGGTCATGGAGGTAGAGTACGTCAAGATGGTCCAGATGATATTAGATTATCAGTGGGTCTTTGGAAGCAATTAGACAGCTCTTTCAAAAGAGTATATAACAAGTCTAGTTTCTCTCTTGAGTTATTCCGTTCTGAGCTTTATAACTTCTACGCTGGTCGTGTGGAGTTCCAAGGTCCAGATCCAAACAGACAACTTATTGTACAAACAGGAATAGGTGGAATGAGAATGGTTAATGAGGCAATTAAGCGTGAGGCTGTTGCATCAGGTTTAGTAATCCAAGCTGCTGCTAACAATGGTATTGGTGCTATCTCTGGTCAAGCAATGGACTTAAACTTTGGATTTGCTTACACTAGCTACGTAATTCCTTTCTTAGCTAATGTTAAGTTTGTTCTTAACCCTGCGTTTGACAACATTCACACTAATGACATTGAAAACCCTATTATTGATGGTAATCCATTGTCTTCTTACTCATTCATTATCTTTGATATCACAGATAACACTAATGATAATATCTACTTGTTGAAATTACAGTGGGATAATCAATTGAAGTGGTGGTATCAAAATGGTACTATGGACTACATGGGTAGATCTCAAGGATTCCAGTCTTCTGGACAGTTCAATGGTTATAGAGTTTACATGACTCAAACTATGCCTGCAATCTGGGTTAAAGACCCTACTAAGGTTCTTAAGATTGTTATGAGAAACCCAATCACTGGTGGATCATTCTAATACACTATACAGGAGAGAGGGGCAGCAGTGTCCTTCTCTCTTTTTTTAATAATAAAACCAACAAATTATGAATTACACAATGGTATCAAATGGGCAGACATTAACTGGCCCAATTTCAATTAAACCTGTTATCAATCCAGATGTGGATAATATGGGTCTTCAAATTTATGATCTAGCTTTATTTCCAGGAACTTTTCAAGAAGAGCAACTAGCTTGTATAGAAAAGAATGGAGTAAAGAGATATGTTACAGGACTCAACGAGTTTGCTCCTGAAATTAAAAATATCAAAGATCCTGAACTAAGAGCTGCAGTAATAAAAGATATTAGAGAAACTGTAGCACAATTAGAAAGAGAATTAGCTTCTAACTTCATTGATCCTGAAGAAGCAGACTTCTGGACTAAAGTAAAATTACTAAAGCCAGATAATGATGAGTTTTGGGAAAAAATTACTGTAAGATGTGGAAATGATCCAGTATATCTTAATCCAGCAGGCGATCCATTTGATTTAATTAAACTTAAAGCAATTGAAGCTGGAGCATTTTCTATTGTAGCAAAGAGCTGGGAAGATGCACAGAATATGGCAAGACCTCCTAAGTTTTACTTAGATAAAACAATTGATAGTGTTGCTACAAGAACACAAACTAAAAAATTACGTAACAAAGCACTTAGTGAGCTTGATAAGATGTATAGTAAAAACATTAACAAACTTATGTATGTATGTAAGATTGTTGATTCTCACAGTGCACAATATAAGAAGTCTACACCAATTGACATCATGTATGAAAACATGGATGCCTACATTAATGGTGAAGGTATTGAAAGAAATGAGCTAAGAGCAGCTGAATCATTCTTGAAAGCAGCTGAGTTAGACATGGAAACCTTAAAGCTTAAAGCACTTGTAAAAGATGCTAGTTTCTTTAAGATATTAGCACCAAGAGCTGACGGTATGATATACCATATTCCTACTACTACTATGTTAGGACGTAATCCATCTGAAGTAGTTGAGTACTTAAGAAATCCACTCAATGAAAATATTTTGATTGA